CAAGTGTGTGTATGCATAAGGATACCTATAGGCTAGACATGAGCCACACATTGGCATGACTCTTGCATGACACAAACAAACAATAGTTGGCATGGTTATTGCTACGCGGGCGCGCATGATAGAAGGTAGCATATGGTATTCATATAATGAATGTGCACTATATAGTTTGCATTATATACATTAGCTGATCATTCAGGCATTGTGTCACTTCATTCATTTATACAGGTATATATACACATGGCTACTAAAACTATGACAATCAAACAAGCTAAGGCGCTCGCGGCTGAACTGGTGGAAGGTACAGCGGTTAAAACCAAAGTTACTGATGCCGTTAGCTCTCTATACTACAGACATATTAACAATAATCGCTTAGGTGCTGATACGGTAATGATAGAATTATGGTGTGGTTGTGCGGTTGATAAGGCATCACTTGCGGTCATACGGTCAATCTTTAATAGAGTCACTAAGCGTATACATAAAGAGTTGAACATAGACAAACGCGCCATGTGTGTTAAAGATGGTAAGCTTGAAGAGGTTCAATTACGCGGTGCTAGTAAAGGCACTGGCACTGGAGGCGGTGAAGGCGAAGGCGATAGCAATGCAGAATCTACAGGTGCAAGTGTAATGGCGCCTAATGGCAAAGCTTTATCACCCGTTGAAGCACTAGCGGAAGCATTGTTTCAGGTGTCGGCATACGCTGAAGAACTAGCCAAGATAGAACAAGACGGTGAACTGTCACAATCAATTATAGACGTAGACATTGCTTTATGTCAGATCAAAGAGAAACTATTGGAGGCACTAGAACCACTAGACAAAGCGGCATGATAGCTGTATCCTAGATGCCGTTAAACACTAGCGGCATTTATGGGTAAAGTTATAACAAGTTACAATTATTGGAGTATTACAACATGATTACATTAGCAGAGATAGAAAGCACTGCGTTGATAAATTCAATGGCTAAACAATGGGCTATTGATAACCTAGACTACTTGAATAAACCAATGCGCTTCTTTGGTAGCAGTCTTAAAGTAGAAAAGGGTGCTGATAAATACGATACGTATGTTATGTATCTACAACCTGCGGATAAAGTAGCCACGGAAACACTTTGTAGCTTTGCTGATCTAGCAGGATGCAAGGCACCTTGTTTGATATCTAGCGGTCAATTGGGTATGTCAGTCGGTCAAAATGCGGCCACCAAACGCACCGTATTAATGTTATTACGTCCTGCTATGTTTGAGAGTGCTGTGCTATCAGAGATAGATAAAGCCGAACGCAAAGCGTTAAAGACTGGCATACCTGCACTGTTTAGACTAAATGGCACTAGTGACATAGATTTTAGCGAGATTATTGCACAACGTCCCGACTCTATGTGCTATGACTATACAAAGATATTGAGCAGAGTACGTAAAAATTCACTATCAAATTATGACTTGACATTTTCGGGTAGTATGTATAGTCCGCAAAGTAAAGCGGCATTGCGTAAAGCTGTGAGTGCAGGGCATAGGATTGCTATGGCGTACAATACCAAAGGTTTAGCGGATGATGGCCTACAGCTTAACCACAGTCTTAAATCATTCGACACTACAGACCTGCGACACCTAGACGATAACGTGGTCGGTACATTGACGCGCAAAGGTAGCAANAAAAAGGAACGTGCAAGCGATAATTTACGGTCNNATTCNTTCTTTTGTGACTAGTGCTAACGTNCTAGAGTTTAATGATATAATAGCGATAGGTGGTTGATATGACTAACTTAACAAAAGCACAAAGACAAGCCTTGCAAAAATTAGAAAGCACGACTTTTCAAGCAGTCGCAAAAACAGAGCTAAACGGATATGTTTGCGATATGTTCCACACTGGAATCAATACCACAACTTTGTACAGCTTGCGCGATAAAGGCATTATAGAAGTTAAGTCGATATTTCTAGACGGTTTAACCAGTACCGACTTAAAAATAGTAGCACCAACACAGGAGAGCTAGAGCATGAAAAATAAAATTGAAACGCTATACCTTGATTGGTTCAATAACTTTTTGACCGTTGAACGATTCGCGGAATACTACGGGATGCCAGTAGATAAAGCACACAAGGTCATCCGTATTGGCCGCTATTTAAATCATAGGCGGGGTTGAACCATGGCAGTAATGAGCATACTATTAATAGCCTCAGGACTCTATGCAGTTTGGGAGTCGGAGCAAATCATTCAGGAAAAACACGACAAAAGGAATAAAAAATGAATAAAGCAAAGATATTGATGGACAAGCGAGAAGCTCACAGAGAGGCACGTAAGGTATTTATAGTCGATACGGTAGGGTGGGTACTCTTAAGCTTTGGAACGGCTGTAATAGCCCTTATATTGTACACAATGGCAGTAGTAGTGCTTGNGGGTGACTTATGAGTGGCTGGGATGATGATGCACGGGATTGGTTACACGGTGACGATCTACACGACACCCAAGAGTTGCCCGATGCATACGAGTATGAGCCNATGCAAAAATGGGAGATAGACGCGGCCATAGCGTCACTCAAAGCCAAAGCAATGTTATCGGAGGCGAACAATGTTTAGTTATAAAATAGGTAATAACACTTTAAACGTAGAGCTTAGATCAGGCACGGGTGTCGATATAGAGTTTGCTGATAGTCGCCCTGTATGGGTATATAATAACAATAGTGGAGAGATATCTGCTTTACCCTTCAAAGGTACTGTGATACTATTGCCATTACTGACCATTACGTTTGGTTATGTTTATACTGTGGAGGATATGGATTATTATGAGTAAGATAAAAGAAGATTTAATCGGCTATGAGTATGAGCCTAGCGAGTGGATAGAGCCAGAAGCGCAGAACATGGTCACTGAGCTAATAGAGTATCAGGTATACTGTATGCCTCTCTCTGAGCTGATGGCTAGAGTAACTAAGCAAATGACGGATGAATACTATACTAATTCATACGGAGATATGACAAAAAAATATAAAGAGGTGTTCAAATGAGTAGATGCAAAGCGTGTGACGTTATTATGAATGAATACGAGCTTAAGCGTATCGACAGAGTTACAGGGGATTATTCGGAGTTGTGTTCTAACTGCCTTAGTGCGTCCACGGAGGCGCTAAGAGAGGACAGCCCTATGCAGATCATTCTTGACGATATTCTCAACCCGTTTGAATTTTTAGCAGACTTGGAGAGTTAGGTATTTATTATATGAATATTGGGTATAACTTTAAATGATTGAGGTTATACCCTAATTCATGTTATACTATACTTATGTATTAAAAGGAAAATATTTAATATATAATTATAGTATCAACCAAACGATCCTAAGGTATGGATCACAACCACAATAGAAGGAAGTAACTATGTCAGTATTAGAAGGTTTATTAGCGTTTGAGAATCTTGATGAACATGAAATGTATCAGGGCCAATCAACTGGTAAATTCTCTGTCGTATTGTCTTTAGATGATACCACCGCAGATGATCTATCGTCTAAGGGTGTCAAGATGCGAGAGTATGAAGGAGTCAAACAGCGCAAGTTTAGCACTAAGTATGATGTGCCTGTCTTGGACGCTGAGGGGTCGCCCTTCAAGGGTCGGATAGGTCGAGGGTCTAAGGTGCGTGTCTTGTATGCTGAGGGTCAAGAGCATCCTGTACATGGTGTCTCAACCTATCTGAATAAGATCAAGGTCTTAGAGGTAGCGGAAGATACTGGTGGAGGGGAGTTTTAGTAGTGTCATCCACCTTTGTTAAACATGAGCCATGCCCTGCGTGTGGCTCTAAGAACAACCTAGCAAGGTACTCCGATGGTCACGCCGTTTGTTTTACAGGCGGTTGTGACCACTACGAGAGAGGTACAGGTCAGGTTATAAATATAACACCAAGCAGAGCGAGGTCATTGGAAATGACAGGAGTAGTAGCGGCAATCCCTGACAGGCGAATCAGTCAAGCCATAGCACAAAAGTATGGCGTAACGGTTGAGTACAGCGCACAGGGGCAAATTGTCAAGCACCATTATCCGTACCATGATAAAGACTCTAGTACGCCCACGGGCACTAAGGTTCGCATTGTGGACAACAAGAGTTTTTATGCAACAGGGGAGTTTGGCAATGTTGGGTTGTTCGGTCAACAGGCTTTCAAGGGTGGCGGTAAGTACGTTACGATCACAGAGGGCGAGGCAGACGCACTTGCAGTTCACGAAATGTTCGACGGGAAATGGCCCGTTGTCTCCATTAGAAGTGGCGCAAGCGGAGCATCAAAGGACATTAAAGAAAACCTTGAGTGGTTAGAGTCCTTTGATAATGTCTGTATCTGTTTTGACAATGACAAGGCAGGACAGGAGGCGGCCAAGTCAGTCCTTGATTTATTCACCCCCAACAAGGCTAAGAATGTTACCTTGCCCATGAAGGACGCAGGGGACATGCTCAGGGCTAACAAGGTGCAGAGCTTTGTTAAAGAGTGGTGGAACGCTAAGACGTACCAACCCGATGGCATTGTGTCGGGCAGTGATACTTGGGACATGATAATGGAACAGGCTGATGTTAANTCTATCCTGTACCCTTGGGGTTGNCTCAATGAAATGACCCACGGATTCCGTAGGAAAGAGCTTGTCACTATTACGTCAGGCTCTGGCATGGGTAAGTCTCAGATAGTCAGAGAGTTAGAGCATTACCTGCTAGGTGCTACTGAGGACAACATTGGCGTTTTAGCCTTGGAGGAGGACATCCCCAAGACAGCGTTAGGCATCATGTCCATAGAGGCTAACAAGCAGTTACACCTAGACAAGACTGTCAGCAAGGAAGAGAAGAAGGGNTANTGGGACAGGACGTTAGGCTCAGGCCGTATCTTCTTGTTTGATCACTGGGGTTCCACAAGCGAGGACAACCTGTTAGGCCGCATACGTTACATGGCTAAAGGCTTGGACTGCAAGTGGATTATCCTAGACCACCTCAGCATCGTGGTCAGCGATCAGGACAACGGTGACGAGCGTAAGGCTATCGACAGCATCATGACTAACCTTAGAAAGCTAGTACAAGAGACAGGTGTAGGGCTATTCCTAGTATCACACCTGCGTAGACCTAGCGGCTCAAAGGCACANGAAGATGGCGGCAAGATCAGCTTGGGAGAACTCAGAGGATCAGCGGCAATCGCGCAACTTAGCGACATTGTTATTGGACTTGAACGAGATCAG